AATGTAAGGACTCTGAATGTTCCTTTAACAATTTGTGCCCGAGTCATATCTCTAGTTTCCTTACCCGCTGCTGTATCCTCAATCTCTTTGGTAGTTGATAACATACCAAGTGAATCTATTACAAATAACATAGGTGGTCTTTTAGACTCTTCTGTTTCTAGATATTTGTCTAAGATATTCAACGATTGATTACGAAACTCTTGAACAGTAACTACTGGAACAATTATGACTCGTTTAGAATCAATACCTCTTGATTCAATCATATCTTTTGATAATGCAGATTCACTCTCAAAGTAAACAACTGCAGCTTTGGGATTATCCTCAAGGAACTTTTGACAAATTCCTAAAGCAAAATAAGTTTTTCCTGTTGCAGATTCCCCTGCCAGTGCTGTGATTTTGTTTGATGGTAGTCCACCGTATAGTGAACCACTTAAAAGTGCATTGAAAATGTATGATCCAGTATCAATAAATGAATCAACATCACCAGCTGCTACACCTTCTGATACGAGACTTGCATACTCGTTACCACTGGATTTGATTAAGTCTTTTATAAATGACATATCCACCTCTCATAATGTATATCCATTATAATATATATTGTTGATTTTGACTAGAGGGTTTTAGTCTTTTTCTTTGGGTTTATGGCCATTTAATGGTTCTTGGTGATCTAACCATCTTTCTTCAATCATAGTCTTAATTGATTTTATCTGAACTTCCATACATAAGAGACATGCAAAAATTATTCCTATGAGGATAACATACACTATGTCCATTGCTATAATTTCCATTACTCTGGCCCCAGTCCGTTCTCAATGAGCCACTTCCTATTTTCTAAATGACCCTTTTTAATATCGTCTTTACTTTGTCCTTCATAAGGAACTGCATGATGTGCTTCAATAGCCATTTCGTTCCAACATTCTTTCTTCTCAGGATCGTATAGATTTCCTAGTATTCTCCCAAATTTTCCTTTAGCAGAACTCTCAACTAAAATGTGATCGTATTGTTCTATCCAGTCTACTAAAAATTGTTTTGCAAGCTTTCCAAATTTCTTTTCTACTTTGTCTCTTGTTCTGCTTTCGGGCGTGTCGATACCAACGAGTCTTACTCGTCCTTTCTGAAAAAAGTTGAAGCCTAGGTCTAACATCACATCAATGGTATCACCGTCAACTACTCTTAATACTTTAGCTTTATATATAAATGGATTCATTACATACCCTATTCTATTTATTGAAAGAACGAATCTAAACTTGCTACAGGTTCAACATTCCAATCAATTAAGTTAATAACCGCTTTCAATGGTTCAATGAATGCCTTATCAAACTGTTTATCATAATCAATAAACCGTTTTAAATCTAATTCGTGTGGTAAAACACTTATAAATGAGATAACATTTTCATTTATCGGGTTTGGAACTGTAAGATATGCAAAATGAATCTTATCTCCACTCTTAATCAATTCATATCGTTTATCAATATTCTTCTTTTTCAGTTGATGGTTAAATAACAAAGACCCTCTGACATGAATTGGTGTTCCTTTTCCATAAATGTGTGACGCATCTGTATACTGTTCAAGATTATTAACTCCTCTCGGTGATGCTACTTCCTCAGGTGGTAAGTTTCTAAATTCTTTTCGTGCATTCTCTACAAAATCCCATAACACCTCTTCATCTTCTGTCATAACCAATTTAAATGCTTCGGTTAATTTTCCTCTAATCCATTGTGGTGTAGAACTCTTTGCAGTTTCAATACCCATCATTTTGAGTTTTGGTTCTGAATATCTAACACCCTCTGAATCATATACATTAAGAATATATCTCTTCTTTGCAGTCCAAATACCTCTATCTGCAATTACCTCTCTACCCATATCCATCTTTTGTTGGAACGCGTTGGTGTATTCTGCAAGGTCTTTAAATCCATCTGTCAATACATCTTCAATTCTTTCCTTTGCAACCGTGTCTAAGAAATCAATAATTTTACTCTTTGGAGTGTCTTCGGGGAACACTTGGGATACCAGTTTATCAAGTGTAATGTATACTGAATCCGTATCCATTGCAATCACATAATCTTCATCTTCGGTTTGAAGAATCTTATTAAGGTATTCATTAATAGTTTTTTCAGCCCATTTAATTACCATCTGTCCTGATGTCGTAATTGCCTCTGCAAGATCAACATTAAAGAAGGCAAAATATTGGTTGGCAAGAGCTCCGTATGCACTGTTTAAGGCGATCTTTCTAACTTGTTGGTTGTTATAAGCTCGTTTAATTAAGGTGTCTAGTTTAAGTCTTCTTTCTGCATCTGCACTCTGATATTCAACCTGATAATCAATCATCTTTTTCTTCCATAACTTTCTTTCATCGTAGAATTTTTCCATGAGTTCGGGAAGGAAACCTTGTTTGTCTCGATTGAACACTGCCCCATTAGGTGTTACCGTAAAGTTGTCTATATTTGAAATTGCGGAAAGTTTCCTTAATTCTACTTCTCGATTGAAATCACGGCTTAGGACACTTGCGACACTTATATCGGCCTTACCTTTAATCATCTTCTCAGGAGAAATATTATACTGCATAATTAAGTGAGGATATAGACTATTCAAGTCAAATGATACCACCCAATTATGACCACCCACTTGTGGTTCTTTTACATAAGCTCCAACGATTGAATGATTCTTTCCATCTCTTCTAAGTTGTTGTGGTGGTGTTGCAATGTTCTGTTCTTTTAAGAAGTTGTAAATAATGGTTTCCCAATACTTAACCATACCAAATGTATCATTAAAATTACACTTTGCATTATAAGACATCGTTAAGATTAATTCAATCAATCCTAACTTCTCTTCTAACTCTTCAATAAGAACTACATCCCTGACATTATACTCAAGGAACTTTGGATAATTCTCTCGGTAAAGTGTGTGAAGATTTCCATACTCAGAATAATCTAATTTACCTTTACCTAACTCTACATTTGCAATATGATCAAGTTTATAACTCTCTTGATTAACAAATGTATGTTTTCTATATAAGTCCAAGTAATCAACAATGTTAATTCCATATAAGGTGTATGCCATGTTCTTTTGATAACCTTGTGCATTCCACTCTCTCACATCAGACATTTTCCATGGAGATAATTTCTTATGTTCACCGTCTCCAAATAATCGATCAATACGATTACAAAGATAAGTCATATCAAAAGCATCAACATTCCAACCTGTAATAATATCAAACGACTGTTTAATCCAATAACCCATAAACTCTCTTAACAGTTCATGTTCATCTTCACAGTTATGATATATTACTCCTTGTTTTTCCCATTCACCAATTCCAAATGTATGTGCTGTTTTACCAAAAGGTTTTATGGTTATTGCATTAACCTTTTCTTTTGCTTCGGCTGGTTCGGGAAATCCCTCTTCACATTCACACTCAATATCAAGAGCTGCAATTCGGATTAAATCTTGATTAAATTTTATATTCCCTTGGAATTTATCTGCAATGTAAGTGTAAACATATCTGTCATATCCATGAATCTCAAATCCATGAGTATCTTTATATTTTTCTCTAAACTTTCTTGCACCACCCATTGAATTGAGATTGACAACCTCAAGTGGTCTTCCATCTAACGAATGATATGGACTTTCACCTTTTTTAGATGGGATGTAATGATTAGGACGATAGGCCACAGACAACTTTTGTTGTTCGTTTCCTTTATATCCTTTGACGAGAATCTTGTCGCGGGTGCGACAGACATTTGTATAAAAATCCATACTGTTATTATACCACAGTATCTATTCTTTTAATAGTGTCTTTTCTACTCCAAATTGAGTTTCTATAGCAGATTTTATATCAATATATTTTGCAATTAACTCAATTTCTTTTTCTATTGTTTCCAAATGATCAGGATGTTCTGCAACACCTGCTGGATTTTGTAAATGTATTTCTACATTCGTTGTGTGTTTTTGAATTTGTGCATCTGCAGTTTGCACTAATGATTTTAGGATTTCATCCTTCATGTGTATAGTCACTATTCACCCCTCTTATTACCAGTGGCAACTTTATAATTCGTTTCTAGAGCTGGTCTAGGTTCAAAACAAGAAACAACTTGTCCCCAAGGGATTGTAAAGGTATACTCTTTTGCATAAGCATGCCATGGCGCAAAACTAACACTCATTGACTGAGTATCCTCATTTGCATCTAATATAAGAACATTACAATCTACAATCGTATATGTTCGTCTCAACCAGTTTGTTGTGACAAATCCGATAAGGGTTTGACCACCAACTAACCTTAAACATTTAACTTTAGGCATTTAATACTAACTCCTGTAATTCTTTGGATCGTCTTCCTACTTGACCGAACCATTTACTATCTTCCATTTCTACTGCCATTTCTTTCCATTCATGACGATTTGCACAACCTAACATTCTTCTAAATCTAGAAAGTCTAGTTGCACCTAAATTAAAACACATATTTACCAAAACATGTTGGA